TTAAGGTTGGTTACACCTTTTTGCGGGGTAGTCAAATGAAAACATTGAATCGCAATAAGACAGTTTTTTATTACGCCTTGTACGAAGGCAAAGAGCCTATAGTTGATGATTATGGGAACACTACAGGGGAATATGAGGTTAAATACTCAGAACCCCATAAGTTCTTTGCTAACATCTCGGCGGCAAACGGTAAAGCCGATGTGGAACAGTTTGGAGCGAATGTCGATTATGACAAGATTATAGTGGGAGACAATATGTTCCCTCAGATTGACGAATACTCCATACTATGGATTGATACTGCCCCTGTTATTGATAATGAGGGCAAAACGAAAACCCCACACGATTATGTGGTTAAGAAAATAGCGAAAAGCCTTAATAGCATATCCGTTGCAGTAAGTAAAGTTGAAGTATCGAGGTAGAGTGATGGGCAGGAAAGTAATCAGTTTCAATTTATCGGAAGAGAGCATTGCCGAAGCAATTAGAGAATTGAATAGCTATAAGAATGATATTGTTAAGAAATCAGAACAGCTACGAGATAGAGTTGCTGAGAGAATATCCCTTGAAAGCCAAAGAGGGTTTGACGGAGCGATTATCTCAGATATTATAAACGGAAGTCCTAAGTACGCCAAAGTCAGCGTCTCTGTTGAAAAGACTGGTGCTATGACGCTGGTTATAGCAAAAGGTGAAGACGCTGTGTGGGTAGAGTTCGGAGCTGGTGTATATTACAACGGCTCAGCAGGCAGTTCTCCACACCCTAAAGGCTCTGAGTTAGGTTTTACAATTGGTGGTTACGGCTACGGTATGGGTAAAATGAAGACTTGGGGATTCTATGAAGACGGAGATTTATTTTTAACACGAGGCGCACCTGCGAAAATGCCTATGTATAACGCATTAAAGAGTGCCTGTGATGAAATAAGCATTATAGCTCAGGAGGTATTCACATGATAGATATTGAAAATGAGATATTCAACATTATCTCGGAGAAGCTGAGAGCGAAATATCAAGGTATCTACATATCAGGTGAATATGTTAAGAGCCCACCGTCTTTTCCAAGTGTGTCGCTGATTGAGATGGATAATGAGATATACAGAAGTACAAGGACAAATGAATCTATAGAGAACCACGTACAGGTAATGTACGAGATAAATGTTTACTCTAACAAGATTAAGGGTAAGAAAACAGAAGCAAAATCGATAATGTCAGTTATTGATAGTGAGTTCGCAAGGTTAGGATTTATGCGAATAAT